TATGCCCTTTCCTACTTATGCTGTGTCCACCGAACTGGATGCTGTAAATCAAATACTTAGCTCAGTGGGACAGGCTCCTGTCACCACACTAGATCTTCAGAATCCTGAAGTGTCTATTGTACTTAACACCCTCCGGGAAGTTAACCGTCAAGTTCAATCTGAAGGCTGGATCTTCAACACTGAACGTGAGTATGAGATGACTCCCGACAGCTCTACTAATGAGATTGCATACCCGTTCAACATGCTGCAAATTGACACCAATCAATACCAGCATAAGAACAAGTATGATGTAGTTCGTCGTAACGGTAAACTGTACGATCGTCTGCATCACACTTTTACTTTTACTGATTCTATTAAAGCGGATGTCGTTTGGTACTTTGACTTTACCGACGTTCCTCCTGCTATCCAAACCTATATTACTGCCCGAGCAGCTCGTATGTGTGCTACCAAAATGATTGGTGACCAGGAGCTGAATGCACTTCTCCAAGAACAAGAGTTTAATACTAGAGCATCAGCTATTGAATACGAATGTAATCAAGGTGACTACTCTATGTTCGGGTTCCGAGATGGTGAGAATTATTACAATAGTTATCAACCCTTCCAAGCATTGATGCGATGAGTACTGTAACCCAAAGGATTCCCAATCTTCTTTCTGGCATTTCACAGCAACCTGATAACCGTAAGTTTCCTGGACAACTTAAGGATTCTGTGAATGCTTTTCCAGACTATGCTCTTGGTCTTCTCAAGCGCCCAGGTGGTCAATATGTAAATGAACTGTACGGCGCTACTCCTGAAGGTAAGTGGTTTTCAATCCTTAGGGATCCACAGGAAAAGTATGTCGCCCAATATGATGATTACACCTTCCGTATTTGGAGCCTTATTGATAGTGCATTAGGAGAAGCTGGTTCTCCTCGTGCTGTTGATATGGGTAGTAATACAGGTGTTCCAGGCACTTGTAAATTAGAGGATATTCTTTCTATTACTAATGCAGGTTCAGGTTTAACAGATGGTACTTTTACTGATTTAGCTACTGCTACAACAGAGTCTGGTACTGGTTTAACTGTTGATCTTGTTATTGCTAGTGGTGTTGTTACCACAGTAACCATCAATCAATCTGGCTCTGGTTATGCTGATGGTGATACCATTACAATGAGTGACACTGGTACATATCCCAGTGTTGAGTTTTCATATGATGAAGGTTTAAAAACTAGACTGGCTACTTATAACGATGCAGTAGAGGATACTGCTGCTAAACTTGCTCTTCTTCATGTTGCTCAAGCAGATTATGCAGAAGTTCTAGCAGGTCAAGATTCTACTGAAACTTCGCTGTTTGAAGTCACTTATAACTATCCTGTTGGTGACATCAATCAAATACTTAAATCAGGTATTCTTGAAACTGCAAGTGGTAACTACATCGTTAAAAATAATAACACTGTAGTTAGTACTCTTACCACTCTTCCTGCTAACTATGCATTGGGTACTGAGTTTACTGATGAATACCCGTTGTTAGCTGCTGAAGGTTATCGTGTCTACCAAGCTATCCTGACGGTTGATGCTACTCACACTTCTGATGATTTGAACACGGCATTGTCAGCAATGAACGCTGCTCAAACCAACTACGACAACGCTGTAACTGCAGAAGCTACAGCTAAGACAAACTACGATGCAGAAGTAACTAACTGTTCTATCACTGCTACTCCCTCCGATGGTTACCTATACGGTGCTACGGCTGACGATATTGAGCTGCTTACTCTTAATGACTACACCTTTGTTCTTAACAAAGCAAAGAAAGTAGCACTAAAGACTACGCTTAGCGAAACTCAACCATACCAAGCATTTGTTGTTATTAAACTTCTTGGTAGTGGTCACTATAAGATTTCCCTTGATGGTGTAGAGCGTGCTAGTTATAATGCTGGTTCGGGTACTGACATAGATGCTCTGCTTGACTCTCTTGTCACCTTTATTGATGGATATACTTTTGCTGGTAAAACTTACTCAGCTACTGCAGTTGGTTACGGTATATACATTAGTTGTGATCACGAGTTTAATATTTCAACAGTTGGCGGTCCGTCTGAAAACGCCATGTTTGTCTTCCAAGACAGCACTCCAACTGTTGCTGACTTACCGCTTCAATGTAGAGATGACTATGTTGTAAAGGTTACCAACAGTGAAGATGTGAATGCTGATGACATGTATGTCAAGTTTATCACTGATGGTTTTACCCCTATTGAAGCTACTTATTCTAGAACTGGAACAACGGTTACTGTAACTACCAGTGATCTTCATGGTATTGCTGATGGTCAAGAGGTGTATCTAAACTTTACTAGTGGCGATGCTACCTCTGGTTATTATGAAATCACTAAAACAAATAACTATGAATTTACGGTTGTTGATACAGCTAGTGGTACAACTTCTGGTGACGTTACTATTAGCAAAGGTCTTTACGGTCCTGGAGTTTGGGAAGAAACTATTGCCCCTGGCATCAAATATGAGTTTGATCCTTTGACGCTGCCTCATCAGCTTGTGCGTAATACTGATGGATCTTTTACCTATGGACCTATTGATTGGGCAGACCGTCTTGTCGGTGATGAGACTACTAATCCTGATCCCAGCTTTGTTGGTCAAAAGATTAACAACATTTTCTTCTATCGTAATCGGCTTGGTTTCCTTTCTAACGAAGCAGTGATTCTCAGCCGTGCTGGTGATTACTTTAATTTCTGGGCAACGACAGCTTTAACGGTTACAGACGACGATCCGATTGATGTTATTGCATCTTCTATTCGTCCAGTTAATCTCCGTTACGTCCATCCTACCAGCGTTGGTCTTGTTTTGTTCAGTGATACTGAGCAGTTCATCCTGACTACTGATGCTGATATTTTTAGTCCCAACACAATTAAACTTAACCAGTTATCAGCTTATGAGTGTGACTCTTCAGTTGAAGCAGTAGGACTCGGTTTAAGCATCGGCTTTATTTCTAAGACCCCACTTTATACTCGTCTTTACGAAATCAGTAATATCAGTAAAGATATTCCACCAAATATTTTAGAACCAACACAGATTGTTCCTGAACTGATCCCTCAAACGATTGATAACATGATCGCTTCACCTGCTTTGTCTCTCATTTCTATGGGGACAACTGGTAGCAAAACTGTATATCAATATAAGTTTTTCCAGGGACGAGAACAGCGAGCCTCTGCTTGGTATAAGTGGGACTTGACAGGTACGTTGCTTGATCAATTCTTTGACAATAACATCTATTACGCTACTATTAAGAGCGGCACTAATGTCTATGTCCAAAGCTTTGACTTGACTCAAGCAAGTGAAGAGGGTTTCTTGACCCTTCCTACTGGAGAAAAGACTGATGTTTGTCTTGATTTTTGGAACACTAATCCTTATCGAACCTACGACTCTTCTGCTGACACAACTCGTATCTTCTTACCGTATGATTCGGTTAGCGGTGGAACGCTGTCTGTAGTGGTCCTAGGAGGCTACATAGGCGACGATGCAGGTACAACTAGTGCATCAGTAGGGGCAGTACTTTACCCCACCGTAGAAGGGACTACAGGTGCCTATTACGCTGATATTGACGGAGATTATCGTGGACGTAATCTAATTATTGGTTATCTTTACACGATGGAGGTTGAACTTCCTCAATTCTTTGTCACTCAAAGTGATGGTCAAACGGCTGTTACTGACTTTACCTCTGATCTCATCATTCACCGTATCAAGGTATCTACTGGTCTTAGCGGTCCTGTAAAGTATCAAATCACTATTACTGGTCGTCCTGAGTGGAGTAACACGATTGAAGCTGTTGCTCCATATGACTACACTTTGAACAATGTGAATATGGCAGCTGATGCTGTTCACAATGTACCGATCTACCAACGCAATGAGAACCTCAACCTTAAAATTATTGGTGACTCTCCGTTCCCAGTTAGTCTGTTGAGTTTGAATTGGGAAGGTAAATATAACACTGGTTTCTATAGACGTGCCAATTAATGACTACATCCACCCGTGGTTTTACTTTTAAACCAGCTACCATTAACGACACCTTAGAGCTAACCAGTCAAATGCTCCAAAGAGGACTGCTAGACTTTGAAAGGGTAGGACAACATCCTGTCCTTTCGTTAGCTATGTACATCCATGAAGATGACTCCTATCTGATCTACGGACCTGATGGGAGTCTATATGGAGCGTATGGCGTTGCATCTGATAACTCCTTTTGGATACAGATGACAAACCAAGTTAAGAACAATCCTCGCACGACTGTGAGGTTTGGTAAAGCGTTAATGGAACACATTAACCGTCCTTATCTTTGGACTACTATTGATATAAAAAATACTGAACTAATTAACTTAGCTAGGTATTTAGGTTTTAAGGTTCTGCGGGTTTTTCCGGATGGACCTGACAATGTTTACTCTATAGAAATTGTACGATTATGAGTGTACTAGGCTTTCAATTAGCTGAAGAAGGTATTAGTTTAGGTGGAGCAGGGGAAGCTGCTGGTATGGCAATGCCTGGTATAGGTACCATGTTTGCCGTAGCTAGTTTTGGTTTGGACCTTGCTAATATGTTCATGCCAAACCCTGCATTGGAACAACAAGCTTATAATGAAGCTTACAGCCTTACTATGCAGAAGTTCCAAATTGAGGAACGTAATAGACAACGGCAAGAAATGTATCAGCGTCAGCTTGATATGGTCAAAGATCAAATTGATGCTAACGCTACCGCTGCTTGGGACTCTTGGACTTCAGAACAAACCCGTCTAAATGAAGTTTATGACCAAGCTGCTTTTCTGTCTCAAGGAATGCTAAAGGAGTTGGTTGAAACTCAAGGTCAAGCAGCTGCACGTGAAGTCTACGGTAAATCTGCACGTCGTGGTGCTCTTGTGTCTACCCTCGGTAACTACGGACGTAGCCGTGCTCAACTGACTAAACAACTTGTTAGTGAAACGACAGAAACAGCACGGCGCATGACAAGCACTTACAACAGTCTTAAAATTGCAAACGAACGTGCTCTTGCTAGTGTTGCCACTGCTCCTATGATGGAAATGGTGCCTCAAATGTCTTACACTGATTTTACCCCTAGTCCCTTGGCTCAAGGTCTTATGATCGGACAATCCGCTATTGGAGCTGGTATGTCTGGTTGGGATCTTACTCCAAAAGGTGACACATTCTTTGGTATCACTAAACCGGCTTAAAACAAATGAACGGATTTCAAGAAAAACAGTTGTTTAAAGGTGCCGCGCAAGTCCAAGGATTTGCACCTGAACAGGTAGCCGACACAACTATTGGCCTACGGGAAAACATTGGAATTCAAGATAGGAATTTTCAAACCCAAGCTGAAGCTACAAAACGGCAAACAGAACAGCGATTTGCAAAAGATATAGAAACCTACGAATTGCTAGGACAGTTTTCTCCTAAACTTAAGGAGCTTGGTAAGTTCGCTGCTAAAGCGTATCTTGATGCTGAAGCAGTTAAAGCTCAGGAAGATCTTATTAAATTAGGTGAAATGGCTAACTTCGGTATTACAGCCGAAGAAGAGTCACAGGTTAGAGCAATTGAAACCCAGGCAAACAAAGAAGGTTTTATTGCGGATGAAGCAGCTAGCAATGCTGCTATGAAAGGTGCTTCAACTGAAGCTATTAACTATCTTAAATCACTTCCTAAGTATCGTCAGTTATTTGCTACTCAATACTGGGTTCAACAAAAAGCCAAGGAGTACGCTGAGTTTCACAACCAATTTTTGCTGAGACCAACTCTTTACACTGACCCTAGAGACAACAGCCAATTTACTGCTCAAGAAGTTGGTGGTGACAAAGTACGTGCTGGTATTGTAGATTCTGCTGCCCGAAGAGCAGCTTTGGTAGAGCAAGTAGGTATTAGCCAAGGATTCAACCCTAATAAAGTGTTGATGCGTCCTTTCTACCAATCGGCTTCTAAGCAAAGTGGTCTTTACGCAACGCAGATTCAGAACGTCAAAAACGTACAAGAATCACAGAATATTAAAGCGTCGGCGAATCAAGAGTTTCTTAAAGATCTTACAGGCGATAATCCAGAAACTAAAGCTAATAGTTTTAGTAAGTTGATTGCTAGAAACCGTTATTTGTCTGTTTATCGGAAGGGTCAGTACAAAAAACTTAACGGCACGGACGCTATTGATGAGGCTTACGAAGATGTTATTAACCTGTATGACGGCGGTCACATCACTCGTCTGGAAGCTGAAAGTATCCTCAAACAGGCAGTTAAACATACTCCTGGTAAAACATACGGAGAGTTCTATCGTAAACGTTCTGAAGACTTCATTGATGAACTAAATAAGATTGATTCTAATCGCCGTAAAGCTAAGAACTTACAACAATCGGATCTTAAGGATCAGCTTAACTCTCAGCTTATTGATTTTATTAAAACAGATTGGGACGGTAACCCAGAATCTCTACGTCAAGCTAAGCAAGAACTTGTTACTGTTGCTAACCAAAACGGTATCTATGACTATAGTGGTAGCGTAGCAGATAGCTACATTGCTACTGAGAGTCGTCGGCAGAAT